CCCCAGTTGGGGCATCCGGCGCAGATGCCGGGGTTGTACTCGTCAAAGCGAGTGCAGAGGTACGGCCCCTTGATGCGCTCCACCTTGCGATCCGTGTCGTCAGGGTCGTATTCGGGGTGGCCCTTGGACAGGCGATGTGCTGCCTTGTAGCCGTCGGTGCAGAACTTGGCGATAGAGAGACCCGCCCGCCACAGCGGCTCCGGCACAGCTTCGGGCTTTTGCAGGAGAGCGGCGATCTGCGCACAACCCCGACCTTCTGCGGTCTTGATGACGATAGTCTTGAAGAGACTTTCCTTGTTACCCATCAGTGCGTCCATGACGGCATTGCGCTCCATCGGGATCGCCGCAGGGCGGAACACGGGGGCAGGGTCGGAACCAAGGAGTTCGACAAACGAAGCAAGGTCCACCGGAGGGGGCGGATCAATGCCGAAAACGGATACGGGCTTGCGCCCGCCGCGCTTGTAGTTGTGGGTGCCGGGCACACGCAGCACCCGTGCCGCGTCCGCCGTGACGTTAGCGTCGGCCTTGAAGCCTTGCTCCTTGCAGAGGTTCTTCAGCCGCTCCGCAGCGGGTGCCCATTCCGCCATAGAGATCGGTTCCGCGAGCGTCCAGTATACGTGGACGCCGTTGCCGGAGTTGACCATCAGGGGGCGAGGCAGCTTGGTCGCTTTACAAAAGGCCCGCAGCGCCGTCAGCGCCGTCGGTTGGTCGGGAAACTCTTTCTCAGGACCGCAGTCCAAGTCGAGATAGAACGCCCGCATCTGGCGCACGTTTGTGCGCTCCCGCGATCCGGCATCCTGAAAGGTGCCAAGTGCGTAGTATGTATCGTAGCCCTCGCTGTCGAAATTTTCCGCTGCGTGAGCCAACGCATCCAAGGTCGGATAGAATTTCTGAACCTTGCGCCCATCCTTGATCGCAAGAACGCAGTAGAAGCCATCGTTCCCCAGAGTGCGCCGTAGGAATTTCTTCGTTTCCATTTGTGCCGCCACTCGCCGTTAAAGGATGCCCCCGCTAGTTACACACTAGCGGGGGCGGTTAGTCGATCACTCGTCGTCCCAGTTATCAACGATGCTGGCGAGATCGGACTCTTCCACGACCGGAGCGGTCTTCTTGGCCGTGGTCTTCTTCGGCTCTTCGATCACTTCCTCGTCGTCTTCGACCGGGGGCTTCGCAGCCTTCGGCTTCTCGGCGACCTTCTCCTTCTTCTGCACGTTGTCCGTCTGCGAGACAGTCAGCGTGATGGCCTTGATCGCCGCCTCGCTGTCCTTCACGTTCACCGCCGCTTGCAGTTCTTCTTCCGTCAGCGGACGCACGGGCTTGAAGAACAGCTTGGGGGTTTCGGCGTTGGCATCGAAGTAAGCCTGCGTCACCACCGCGATGATCGGCGTGTTGTGCGAGTTCAGGAACTTCGCATACGCCTGCATCGGCATCTTGCCATCCTTGGCTTCACCGAAGACTGAAGTCGCCGGAAGCTGCAGTTGGTAGACTTCATCCGGCTTACCTTCCAGCGTGATAGCCAGACGCTGGTTGAAACGGCAAGCACGGCTGTCGCCTTGGCCCGACCCCTTGATGTTCATCTTGCAGTCGGCGCACTTGGACGCCATGCGCTGCTCGGCGGGGACATCCTTGGACGGAGCCTGCGTGTCAGTGGACCAGCAGGTCGGTGCGGCGGTGTTGTTCGGGTCGTAGGTGCCTTCATAGTAGGTGCGGCTGATCGGGGCGGCGTTCACCACAACGAAATTCAGCCAGTCCTCTTTCGAGACGTTCACCTGTTCGCCACCGACGAACTCGCGGAAACGCATCCCCTTGATGCTGATCCGCTTACCACCGCCAGCACCGCCAGCGAGGGTCTTGTTCATGTCCTGCAACGACTTGAAGAGGTCGCTGTTGACGAGGGCGTTGCCCTTGAAAAGGGTCATGTCAGTCATTTGTTTCTCCACTCAGTTTTGCGGCTGCGGTTTCGTCGCGGCCTTCACGGCCCACATTGCGGCTTCTTCTACCGCAGTCTGGGCAAGGGCTTTGCAGCGGACCTTTTCCATCCCCTGCATGTTTTCTGCCGACGAGTCGATGCTGTCGATCAGGTCGATCAGATCAGCCGCAGCCCGCTTGATGCGGGCCACGGTGTCGTCTTGGGAGGGGTTGAACGTGATGCCAACCCGGTATTCACCCTTGGTCATTCGTAGTCCCCCCCACCCGTGCCGCCCGCCGGAGCTTCCGACGATACATCATTCGTCAGGTGATCGACAACCGCGCTGAGACGGAAGCGATAGGTATTCCCCACCTTGATGTAGGTGGACTTCGGAATGTAGCCCTGCCGCACCCATGCACGGACGGTGGACACGGAGACGGACAGATACTTGGCGATGTCCTCAATCGGAACGTAGGGCGTTTCGTCGTTGCTCATTTCTTCCTCACAGAAATCACGTACTCCGCGTCGGTGTTCAGACCCGGCGGCACGCATTCGGGGTTCTCTTCCAAGAGCGCCTTCATCGCCGACTGGTTGATGCGCTTCTCCAGAAGACCCGGCTCCTTCACCTCCAGCACGAAGCGGTGGAAGGACTCCCAGTCATTCGTCCAGTAGCGCGTCTTCACGGTGCGATAGAAGACACCCGCAGAAGTGCGAACGCTCTCGACCTCGTGCGTCTTGCAGTAGTCAAGGAGCGCGGCCTTCACCTTGTCCAACTGCTTGGACAAGGTAGCTTCTTCTTCGTCGTACTTCGCCTTCAACTCGGCCCGCTTATCACGGATTTTCAGATACGCACGAGTGAGGCGTTCGACAGAGACATTATTCTCGGTCATGTTGGTTCTCCATTGTGGTATTGTTGTGTTTATTGAGGTTTGCTTTGCTAGTCAAGCAAATCCTTATAGAGATCGACAATCTTTGTGTGAACGTCGATTTTACTGTCGAGCAGCTTGTAAACTCGCTTTTCGACGGGGCTACCCGCCAGTTGGACCACGGTGCAGTGGTGCTTCTGGCCGGATCGGTGGACGCGGGCGTTGGCCTGCGCGTAGGTCTCCAGCGAGGACGTTGGCCCCCACCAGACAACGGTGTTTGCGGCGGTGAGCGTGACGCCATGTGCCGCCGATTGCGGCTGGATGACCAGCACGCGAGGGTCGCGCTGCGTCTGGAACCGCTTGAAGATGTCGGTGCGTTCACCCGCAGGGACAGAGCCACTGATGACCTCCGTCGTGATGCCATCCTTCCGCAGCTTGTCGGCGAGGATACTGATCGTGTGGCGGAACGGCACGAAGACCAGAACCTTCTGGCTGCTTTCGGCGATGACTTCTTTCAGCACCGTGTAGCGGTGGCCGATATCGAACTCCAGCGTCTCGCCTTCGTCGGTGTAGACTGCGCCACAAGCAATTTGCAGGAGCTTGTTCATGTTCACCGCCGCGTTCACCGACGTGACCATCTCGCCGCTGGCCTGCATCACCATCTGGTTCTTCAGCGTGGTGTAATACTTCTTCTGCATGGGCGTCAGTTCGACTTCCCGCTTCACGTAGACCATATCCGGCAGGTCCAAGCACTCTTCCTTCGTGTAGCGGATAGCAGGTTGCAGCACTTGGAACACCGTCTCGGTCGCATTCGGCTTCGGCTCCCAGCGATACTGCGACAGCTTGATCATCACCATGTCACGGAAGCTGGCAAAGGCACGCGGCACCGATTTCGGATTGACCAGCTTGGCGAGGCCGTAGGCGTCTTCCGGCCCCTGCGCCGCCGGGGTGCCTGTCATGAGCCAGAGCCACGTGTCAGGGCCGACCAGCTTGTTCAGCACCTTCCACCGCTTGCTCTGCGCGTTCTTGTAGTGCGTGGCCTCATCCACAATGAACAGGTCGTATCCTGCCGCTGCGATGTCTTCGGCAACGATCTCCACGCCGTCGTAGTTGATGATGAGGAAGTCAGGCTGCTGCGCAATAATCTTGCGCCGCTTCTCCTTGCTGCCATAGGCGATGCCGACGCTGCGGTGCATGGCGACCGAGAAGATGTCCGACTTCCACGCACTGTCCATGATCGACAGGGGGCACACCACCACGGCGCGGCGGATGATACCCTGCTTCATCAGGAAGTCTGCGGCCCAGATCGCGCTGGCCGTCTTGCCCGTGCCCTGCTCGTTGAAGCAGAACGCCTTCTGGTTCATGGTCAGGAAGCTGGCCGTGGTGCGCTGGTGGTCCATCGGCTTGTATTGGCCCGGCCAGTCGTAGCGCCCGCTGATCGGTGCAGGCACCTTGATGTTCAGTGCCTTCAGCGTCAGCGCCTCTTGCACCCCCCAGCTTACGACGACCTCGTGTTCACTGATCGCCTTGGACTTGGGGATGATCGTAGTGACTTGTTTTGGGTTGCGCAGCTTCAGCAGCAGCGCCTTCCCATTGATGATCTGCATGTCGTCTCTCCGTTAGTGAGCGACTAACTCACTTCTTCTCGCCGGGTTTGTGGCCGTTTCGGCTGCGGTTTTTGGACGGGGCTTCGAGCATGTACCCGTCTTTGTTGCTCCCGCCCTTGGCGAGAGCCTTCTTGTGGCTGACATCCTTACCCGTGCGGTCAACGCCCTTCTTATCCAAGGCCCGTCGCGCCCGCTGGCGTTCCATGCGGTCTTCGTGTTCGCCACGAGCCTTCTGGAGTTGATACTCTTTCTTATAGGGGCGGGGGGACTTGGTGTAAGGCATGTGTCAGTTCCTTCCGTTGTGCGGGCATTCTAGCACAACGCAGTGTTTCCGGCATAGCCCAGAGGGGCTGGGGTTCCACACGCCCGTCTCGTGCGCCTTCTCCAGCTTGGCGTAGTCGCGCAGCCACTTACCCCACAGTTCGCTGGTGTTCTCCACCGTGTAGCTTGCAGGGATGAGTTGCTTGGTGACGACAAACAGCAGCCCCGCTCGGACCTTCTTGATCGTTGGGTAATGCGCGAATACCGCGAGCGCCATCAGTTCCAACTGTCCCGTGTCGGCATACTTGGCACTCTTGCCCGTCTTGTAGTCCACGACATAGGCGGTGCCGTCCTCGTGGTTCAGGATCAGCAAGTCGGCGATGCCACGGAACCAGCAGTCGGGGGCGAAGAAGTCGCACGGCTCCAGATCAGCGGTCAGGGCCAGCTTCTGCTCGCACTTCTTCTCGCCCGGCTTGGCGATCAGCGCATCCAGCGTGGCTTGGATGTAGCCGAAACGCCCCGGCAGCGGCTTGCCGTCACGCACATACTCCTCGCAGGCAAGGTGGAAGGCCGTGCCATAGGTGGTCGCCTCGGTCGGCGGCTCGGAATAGTCCTTCGCCACCTTCAGGTGGTAATACTTCTTGGCGCAGCCCAAGAACGACTTGAGGCCAGAGAACGACCATGCGGGGAGTTTCTTGGTCATTCCGTGTCTCCATAGTTCTTGCCAACGCCCGCCTCGCAGTCCACGGGCAGACCTTTGGCCCAGTCGGGGGTCCAGCGCATGGACTCCTCGACATAGGCTTTGCACTCCTCGACCTCTTCATCCGGCACGCAGCAAACGATGCTGTCATGCACGGTCAGAACGACGCGATACCGCTTGTTGATGCGGAGCATCTGCTCCCCGATGATGATCCGTGCGAGGGCTTGGGTCACGTTCTCAATCACCTTGCCGCCATAGATGCGGCTCGGACCCTTGCGGGTATCATAGACGTATTCAACGCCCTTCTCGCCCTGCCGCGCCCGCAGGTCGTCATAGCGGATCAGCAGGCCGTTCGGCAGGCGCACACCGGGAACTTCGGGGTCAGGCACCAAGAGATCGTTCCGGCCAAACGGCACACTGCCGCCCCGTGCAAGGTATTGCAGCATGACGCCCGCCCGCTTCCACAGGTCGGCGATGGCCCAGTTGGCTTCGCGGTAGACCGCGATGATGCGCTTCGTCTCATGCAGCGGCAGATCGACGGACGGGAAGCCGTTCTTGAGGGCGGCTTGGAACTTCTCGCCCCCCATGCCGTAGCCTGCGCCCAGCACCGTGGTCTTCCCCACGTGTCGCTGGTCCTTGGTCACTTGGTCAATCGGCACACCGTAGATCGCCGACGCCATCTTCTTGTAGACATCGCCCTTGGCGGCGAAGGTCTCCACAACGTCTTC